TGTTGAGAGTTCAAGTACAAATCAATGGAACGTCCCTCTACGGCGATAGTGATTTGATTCCATCGGGCGTTCATTACATTATCTATTTCGGCAAAAGGAGAGGGTGTAAATTTTCCGTTCATCTCAATCGGTACAAGGGGTGTAAGACGTACAAGCGCCTTTTGATGGACTGGATCCAGTACAAAGTCACCTACACCGATTAATTTGACGAGTGGTTTGAAGCGATAATCACCTTCGGGACCAGCAAATGGAATTCGTTCCATATTCAACTTATCCATGTAAATGAAGAAACTGACCGTAAAATTACTTTTGAGCGATTTGTTCAGTTGCGCTGCGGTTAATACCGATTTCATTGTTGAACCGCTGCCTGAATAATCGGCCTTAATACCGTCTAGGACAAATGGACCGAGTACTGTTGTCTCGTCCGACTTTGGCATAAAGTATAATACATATACTACGCCGATTACAATAATCAATAGAACTACTATAAGAAATATTAATCGGGGATTCATTCCTCTTATAGTGTAAGTAGGTTTATTCCTTCATTTACGTGCTGTTTTGCTAGCACGATTTAATTCGGTGCTGAATCTTTGAGTGCGGGATCTTTTGGTACATCACATGAACTAGCAGGTGGTAAGAACTGGGGGAATGGCATAGGGCAGAAGTCGGCCAACAGTCCGTTGTCCAACGCATATGGCCATATGAGTAAGTTTTGTATAGAGGCCGTGGCGACCGCTGGTCCGCAAAGGCCGTATACAACATTTTCAACGGTACGTGGATCACCCGCCAGCACTTTCGTCAATTCCAATTTACAATTCAAGTCAATTTCAAGTACTTTATTGTGTACAGTTACGGTGAGACGAAGAGGTTTGTCAACAGGCACGTCGGAGATACGACCGGATTCACGGAACACCTCGCCGCTCTTTGATTTGGTATCAACAAAGACTAAGATATCGTTGGTATTAGGATCCAAGAATATACCGGGATTGAGACGTCGTGGTAAACCGTAAGGTGGAAGCTTACTGGATGAGTCAGAACTCATCACTCCTGCGGACTTGTCGTTATACAGTTCGTCGCTACCACGGTGGAAGATGTGGCGGTAAGGACCGGCGATATTTGAAACATTACGAGTATTTGATAACAATAAATCAAAATGATAGGTGTATTTTGTATCGGTATCTAATGGTAGACCGTCGGCATCCGTTAAACGTAAATTACTTGCGCCACCCATTCCGTTTTTCCAGAACCAGTGAGCGTCGCCTAATGCCTTGTATTTTTTAGGACGAATGTCTAACATCTTAAAAGAGAGTTTGTAACCGGTGAGTAATAAATAAATGAGTACAATTACCAGGGCGAATAGTATGTAGAGAATAAGATTGCCGGTGTCGCCGCTAGGTAGTGCTTTCTTAACACTATTAACAGCATTCGCTGCCACACCGGGCATATTTTCAAATAGAGATGCCATTCCTACTTAGTCGCAAGACTAGAGTTTGAGCGATTTATAAAAGTCACGTATACCCGCATTGCGGACAAAGGTATTAAGTTTGCGACCACTAGGTCTAATAAACTTATTGTCAGGAGCACGGAGTTTTCCCTTATCAAAGGTGTTTCCATCGTGCGCAATGACTAACATCACTTTCATGGGGTCAAGTTGGACCAGGGGCACTGAATATTTACGGGTGAATTCAACCTCTTCAGCAAAAGCACGCGATTCATCACAGTGATTCTCCAGCACATACGATTTCGTAAAGGCCATGGTGCCGAAGGTGCCGTGATTCGGTCCGTAGGGACCGGTTTCCCAAATAGAGCAGTCATCAGGAAAGAAGACGTGATTGCGGGTGGAGCCGGCCAAGGTCGCTTTTCGCCCCACCAGAGTTTGGACGGCGTGGCTCACTCGTTCAGGCGGATAGTAATCGTCGTCGTCCATACAGACGAGGATTTCACCACGGGCCGCTTCGTGTAAGCGATTGCGCTTCGCACCGATAGTCTGTTTCGCCTCAGACCGAATATACTGAATATTCATTGTTTGAAATTCAGGACGTAGTAAATCTTCAATAGAGTCTGAGCCGTCGTCAAATACTACCCATTCCATACGTTCCTTTGGATACGTTTGGTCTTTTATACAGGCAATTAAGAATGGAATAAATTTACGACGATTGTAGGTTGGAGTTAAGATTGATACAAATGGCTTTGTAGCCGACTTTGGTAATTTTCCAGGCCAGACCGACATCCTTAATTATTCCAAAGTGCTCATCTATTTAAATCTTAATGCTTGGGCAATATCAGCAAGCACGGTGTTTTTATAAAAGTTTAAGGCTGCTTTAATGTCAAATCGTTGAAAAGGGTCAGGGTTTGTCATATTAACATATAGAAAACTAAATGATGAATAAAAACTGTTCGTCATTTTATAAGCCAAAACAGGATAATCGGAACTTAAAAATTCTAGCACACGACTAAATATGACAAACAGGGATTGACCGAGACCAAATACATCGTTTTTGGTAAAAATTATATTAAGACGTTCTTCAAGGGATAAATCGTATAATTTATCACTTATATCTAACGCCCACTCATGATTTAACTTGTATTGACCGTTTGGATTAAAAAAGGGTGGCGAAAATCGTCCTGTATTCATTAAATGGAAATAGTCTGCGTAATCATTATCAATAAGTTGAGGTTCGGTATACGAAACAAGTTTTGACAAACGAACTTTGGGGTCAGTATAATCTTTTGCCAGTCGTTCAAGTTGTTGTTCTTTATTCTTTTTAAGAAGATCTTCAGCATACGAAGGATTCGCAAAACGTAGATCTGGTGACCAGTATGGATAATTAGTCATAAACAATAAATAATCGTGAAATTTATTATCTTTCATACTTGCCAATACAGGTACAGTGTCTATTTTAACAGATAATCCAAAATCAATCAATCTTGTTAAAAGTTTAGGTCCTACTGCTTTTATCACCATGTTTGCTGGTTTAACATCCATATGAGCAATACCGGCATTGTGAGCTAAAGATAATCCTTCAAATATATTTGTTAAACTTTCAAAGAATGGATATATATTATTTGGTGTAATAAAGTTTATGTTTGACAGTGGCTGCCCACCATCGCTGCTTAAAAGAAGTAATTTATTCGTATTATCTACATCGTCATTATTATTGGATTTACAATCATTCACCATATTACTGGCCTCAAATGGAAGTTCGGGTTCACATAATTCTTCAGGGTATAAGAAGTAGTTTTGACGAGCATTGATTGGTTCAAACAGAGTTTTCTGTTGGAATTCATCATCGGCTTGATTACTACGCATCAATTTACTGATTTTTCCATTTCGTCGTGTAATATTTCCTTTACAGCGGAGCGCAGGTCTAAACACACATCCGTAGGTCCCTGTTCCAATGACACCTCCGCCGGTTCGTCTAATTGTCTTCCTTAAACGCTTTCCATTTCCTGGCATTCCCTATTTTATCAATATAGTATTTAAACCCCGCTAGCAAAAATCGGTTAGATAGCAATGTCCTTAGTTTCAAGAAGAAAACTGTGGTCGTTTTTTGAGGCCCTGTATAATCAGGAATTGAATGAAAACTCAGCGAAATCGGTCACCCCTTCATGGTTAAAGACCCAATTGTTATTACATCAGCAATCGGCCTTGGCGGCCGCCCTACGATTAGAAACCGCAAAAACCAACGGTTTGGAAGTAGAAGGAGTAGTGGGAGAATCGGTAGGCGGTAAACTCTATACTTCGTACGGTATTCTTGGGGATCGTGTAGGATCAGGAAAGTCGCTTACGGCGCTTTCGTTAGTAAAAATGCCTGCTCCAGAAATGCTCTATAATGAATATATTGTGAGAGGAAACTCTATTTTGGGCGACGGACGAGATGTAGGACTCCTGCGAACAAGGTCGCAGGCAATCAGTGCTGCGGGTAATAAACTCAAGCCAGTGTCAACATCTCTTTTTATCGTACCTCACGCGCTTATGGGTCAATGGGAAACCTATGTACAAAATGATACAACCCTCAAATGCTGTTTTATCAAAAAACGAAAAGAGGCCGAATCACCAACTTTGTTAGAAAACATAGAACAGTACGATGCGTTGTTTATTTCGTCTACTATGTGGACCACGTTTCGCACTGTTCATAATCCTAGAAACATTTTATGGAAACGCGTATTCATTGATGAAGCGGATAGTATAAGTATTAGTACCGATTGGGATGATATAAATGGACTTTTTTACTGGTTTATCTCCGCCAGTTGGCTCAATTTAGTCTTTGCGGGCGGCGCCTATTTCAACGTAATGAGTGGCTATACACCTTTGGAAGATACTCCACAATATGTTATTGAACGAGTGAAGAAACTCCAAAATAATAATTATTTACAGATTCCTGGTTGCCGTCATGTGAATATTGTAAGACGCATGTGCGGAATTTCGGCAAATCACTCTACGGTCGCCATTAATGCTGCGGTAAGCCAAAGTGCCCGTTTGATTATCCATTCCTCTGAGGAATATATTAAGACTAGTTTTACAATGCCAAATACTACGATACGAAAAATTATTTGTGCTACACCGGCCAATATCCGTGTATTGGATAGTTTTATCTCACGGGATATGATGGAGCGACTAAATGCAGGTGACATCGCAGGTGCCTTAGAAACTCTTGGAATGAATTCTTATAATGAAACTGAAATTACGGAAGCGGTGACTGCCTCAATTCAAAAAGAACTTCACAATGCCAAGGTCACCTATGAATACAAGAAAACGCTTGAATATTCTACAGAAGCGCTCAAGCAAAAGGCGATTGAAGCACAAGAACAGAAGATTGCCTCAATTGAAAGTCGTATCACTGCTATTCAAGAACGATTGAAGCGAACAAAGGAGGAAACATGTCCAATTTGTTATTGCGATTTAGTTAATCCTTCGGTCACTCCGTGCTGTCAGCAGTTGTTCTGCTTTGGATGTTTATGTGAATCGCTCAAACGGGTGTCCAGTTGCCCACTCTGCCGCGCACGTATTGAAAATATTAAGGAAATAAAGGTGTTGGGAGGCGGTCAAAAGGTTGCGCAAGAGGAACAAACCCCTAAACCGCAACTCTTGAATAAAAATGATAGTTTCGTCAAATTTATGAAAGAGAATCCTACAGCACGTGTTTTAATGTTCAGTTCGTACGATACGAGTTTTACAAAGTTAGAACAATCGCTGGATGAAGCGAGTATTCAGTACGCCACTCTCAATGGATCGCAGGCACGTATTTCCAAACTATTGCGCGAATTCAAATCGGGAAAATACAATTTGCTATTCTTGAACGCACGAAATATGGGTGCGGGTCTCAATATTGAATCGGCCAGCCATGTCGTCCTGTTTCACCGTATGTCGGCGGAATTGGAGAGCCAGATTATTGGTCGTGCGAATCGTTTGGGTCGTAAAAACCCATTGGAAGTGGTCTATTTGATTCACGAAAACGAAATGACCACCCAATAGTAAGGAGATGACAAATCCAGTTGTATCTGTCGATAAATCCGGCAAAGTGCCGGTATATATCGTCAAAAAGATTTTAACAGATGAAGAAACAAAGGGGAAGACACGTGCTTTTATAAAAGAGGAAGATTACCCTGTAGTGCTCAAAGAGGACGCTGATGTTTATACAGAGGACGGCAATTTATTACTTCGTTTTCGTAAGGGAGTTCTATCAGAGAATGAATGTACAAATACATTTGAGGCATTAAAGGATTTTGCGAAACATTCATCTACTGACCGAGGTATCGCTAGTGGTTCCGATAAGGGAACAGAGACCGGTAAAAAGAATCCGGTTATGTCAAATATTATTGGATATTTTGATAAGTGGTCGGTATCTCAAAAATCTACGTTCAAGCGTTCTGGTATTAAAGCACCCAGTCAATGTCGGCTTACCTCTTTTAATCTTAAGTATCCCGAACAGTGGAAGAAATGCTTACCGTTAATACGTGAGATTGATGAACAGTATAAGCGATTATGCCCGAAAGAACATGCGAATCAACTCAAAGCGTCTAAATCTACACCATTTCATATCAAAGGTACTGCGTTTTCCACAATTACAACAAACTTGAATTTTAGAACTGCGGCACATACCGAT